GTCGTATGCCTTGGCCAGTTTGGTGTCGTAGTCGTTTTCTTTGTAGGCGGGGCCGTTGTAGCGGCGGGCGAAGTCGGCCCACTTGCGACCCTGCATGTGGTTGATGGTGAGCTGGTTGCCGCGCTCGCCGCCAAGCAGGGCGGCCATGGTGCGCGGGCCTGCCTGACCGATGGCGGCGATCATGTGATCCCGCTGGAAGGCGAGCAGGGCCTGCTCGGTTGCATCGCCAAACCAGCCGTCAGGCTCCACCGGATAACCGGCTTTGGTGAGGCGGCGCTGCAGATCGGCCACGGCGGTGCCGGTATCCCCTTTTTTGAGGCTCATGGCTGAAATCTCCCGTTCAGGTGGCGGGCTGTGGTTGGCTGCTGGCGGCGGCGCGGCATCAGGCGCATGACTGACCCCCTTGACCCGAGCAGGGCGGTCAGTACCACGGCGGCCAGTAGGATGGCGGCGGGATCTGGTGATGGCAGGACACCCAGCATGGCGCGCAGTGGCACGGAGCCAGCGGCCACTGTGATGACCCAGGCCAGCAGGGCAGGCAGGGGGCGGTAGTCGCCCCCGTTGCGGTTGAAGGTAGCCAGTCGCAGGGCGATGGCGGCGCAGATCATGGCGTAGAGGATGGTCAGCATGTCAGCCCCCTTTGCGAAGTTTGAGCAGGTCTTCCGGCGTCTTGCGCAGGATCCACTGCAACAGGTGGACGGCCAGCGCCGAGGCCAGCATTGCACCGACGGCCCTGGGTACTTCGACACTGAGCGGCAGCACGCTGGCCAGCATGGCGGCAACCAGCGGAGCCGCCAGAGCGCCAGCCACGAAGGCGGCAACGAACAGGCCCGCCTTGCGCAGGTTGCCGAGTTCGGCGGTGGTGGCGATGAACACCAGCGCCCCGGCGAATGCACCGAGCAAGACGCCGGGGTCAACGCCCGGAAAGAGGGACAGCAGCGCCAGACCGGTGAGGGTGCTGGTTGCTGCACTGGATGAAATCGGTTCTGGCATCGTGCTCTCCTGTTGTTATCGTTTGCCGCCGTAGTGGCGAGCGGTTTGGAATTCGGTGATGGTCTGGCACTCGGCGCAGCGTTCGCAGCCCCGGAGCGCTTCACGGCGCGCCTGCGGGATGGGGTTTTCGCAGTCGATGCAGTAGTGGGGGCCGGTGCCGCTGATGCGGGCGGCGTGGATGCGAGCAGCGATTTGCTGATCGCTGATGTCGGCCAGTCGTTCGAGTTCGTCGTCGAGGCGGCTCATGGTCAGTCCCATAGCTGGATCAGCGGCTGCTCGGCCTGGGTGGGGGCCGCTGGCATGTTGATGAGGGTTCCGGTCGGGATGATGGGGCCGAGCGTGGCCAAACCGGGGTTGAGGTTGAGCACTTGCTCTGTGATGCCTGCGGTGTAGCCGTAGTGCCGGAACAGGATGAGATCGAGGGTGTCGCCCTGTTGGCTGCGCAGTTGCATCAGATCAGCTCCACGGTGTTGTGGGTGGTGCCGAGGATGTCGCGAATGGCAAAGCGGGCATCCCGGTAGAGGTCGTCAGAGCTCACGATCTTGGCATCGGCCCCTTTGACGCCGTCACCAGTGGCGCTGTAGTCGGTGTAGCGCTCCAGCAGGTTGGCGCGGGTCATGGCATAGACGGCGCGCCGGTAGCTGTGCAGGTGCACCGATTCGTTGTTGATGACGTCGCTCGGAACGGCGGCCAGGGTGGTGTGGCCCTCTGCCTGACGGGCGATGCGCCAATCTGCCAGATCCCGGTTGACGCTGGTGATGGCGTCGACCACGGCATGGGTGATGCGGGCGGTGGTGACGGTGCCATCAAGCCGGACTGTTTCACGCAGGTCAGGCAGCGAGATCGCGGGCCAGAATGGGTTGCTGGTTATCTCCCCTTCATCTGGCGCGGTCGGTGCTGTGGCAATCAATCCGGTGCTCATGGTGCTCCTGTGTTTGTTTATCCGCAGGTTGGGCGGTGGTCGGGCCGTCTGGTATGCCGCTGGCATTCGTCAGGCCCGAGCCGCCCAGGGTGCGGGGTTCGCTCGGTTAGCTGCCGCCGCCTTGGGCGTCGGGCTGCTGTTCTTTTTTCAGTTCACGTTCGAGCACTTCGAGCTCTTTTTTGATGCCGACCTTGTCGTGCAGTTCGATGGCGCGCCGATAGTGCTCGGCGGCAAGTTGCTTGCGCCCATCGGCGAGGCAGGCGCGCCCTACTGCCTTGTGCAGCTTGGCGCGCACCTGGTCGAAGATGTCGCTGCCGTGCAGCCGGGCCATGTATTGGCCTAGCAACGACGTGGATGGACCCGCTCCGGCTTCTTGTTGCTTGATGGCGGTATCGGCGACCTCTTCGGCGATCATGGTGGCGGCCGTGCGCTCGTAGCGATCAGGGGTACTGAGCCCATGGCGGAGCACGTAGGACGCCATGGGTAGGGCACCTTCCAGATCGCCGGTGTCGAGGGTCCAGAGCATGATGGTGACCAGGACGTCATCCTGGCCGCCGCGATCAGCGGCCAGCAGTCCGTCAATCCACGGCTTGTAGACCGGCAGCATGGTGCGCTTGGCGTCGATCTTGCGCTCGATGCTCTGGATGCTCTTGAGGGTGCGGCGGTGTTCGGCCAACTGCATCAGCTGGAGTTCGTAAGCGTTGGCACGGGCCTGGTCGAACTGGGGACTGGCCGCCCCTTGCAGGGCGGCCAGTGCTCTTTCGCGGTGGCGACGGGCGGGAGTCATACCACCCCCTTACTCGCCGGGGGCCGGGTTCGGCCCCATGACGATGTTTTCGACCAGGGCGGCGCAGTCGTAGTCCTCGACCACGTAGGCGTCATTGGAGCTTTCGTAGTTGACGATGCGGTTGCGCTTGGGCTCTTCCTCGATATGGCGGCGGCGGGCTCCGTCTTGCCAGTAGATAGAGAGGTTGCTGAGTTTGGTGATCAGCAGCGCGTCTTCCGGGAAGAAGGGGACGCGCACAGCCTTGAGCCCGCCGATCTGCTTCTGGCTCACCAGCACCTGGCCTGCCAACTTGTTCTGGTTGTCGCTGGCGTCGTTGATGATGGGGAAGTATTTATCGGACAGCAGCTTGCGGCCGCAGATCACCACCAGATCGGTGTCGTCCTGGAACCAGGGTTTAATCAGCTCGTTGACGGCGTCGAACACCAAGGCGTCGAGGTTCTTGTAGTCGCCGTCGGTGGTATCCACGTAGATCTTGCCGCTTCCCTCGGTGCCCTCGCTCATGACTTGGGCCGGTGCATCTGTGCGGATGTGCTGCAGCCAACCGATGTTGACGTCTTGCAGCAGGGGGTTGGCATTGCGATCGGTGTCGGGAGCCGCGCTGGTGCCGTGCCAGCCGATCATGATCCGGTCCAGCCCCTGGCGGGTGATGATGGCATCGCGAATACGGGTCTGGAAGTCGGGGAATTTGGCCCACGAATCGAGTTGGGCGTAGCCGATCATGGTGTCGTAGTTGGTCTGGGCGCACTCGTATTTGTGGTCATACAGGGCGGCTGGGTTGTTGGGCTGGCGGTCCTTGCTATCGGTGTTGGTACGGCCCGCGATGGTGCTGCTGATGCCGATGCCGACCTTCTGCCCCTTGAGTTCATCCACCGGCACCATGTTGATCACGGAAAGGAAGGCGACCGACTCCTGCATCTTGGTTTCCAGTGTCTGCTGGACGCTGGGCTGCACGTTGAACTGCACCATGGCGCTGGTGATGGCGTTGAGTTTGGCCACCTGGCCGGTGAACTCGTTGAACTTCTGGCGGGTTTCGTTACGCATGGATGGGGTCCTTAGCAGTCAGTTTGAATGGAGGTGCCTTGGGCGCCGGTGGCGGGCTGGCGCTTGTGGCTGAAATCTTCCTGGCCTTCCAGCGATGCTTTCAGCTCGTTGAAGGCTGTTTCCAGTTCGCTGGTTTTGGTGACGGCGTTTTTCAGCTCGTTGACGGTGTTGGCCAGCTCGTTGAATTTCCCTTTGGTCTTTTCTTCGAGGCTGGTCACTTCAGTGGCTACGGCTTCCACGGCCTGATGCACGTCGGCGAACTGTTCGCCACTGGCCTGATCGCGGCGGGTGAACATGCCCTTGACCTTTTCGAGCAGTGACGGGCCTTTGTCGCCCTCTTCGGTGAATTCGACTTCGGTTTCGATGGCGCAGGTAAACAGGTTGGTCGATTTTTGCTTGCGAGCAGCCAGCGGACTTTTGTCGCCAGCACCGGCGCAAAACTGGAGGTATTCGGTACCGAGGCTGGCGGGGGTGTTGGTCACTGCAAGACCTACCAGGTAGGCCTCGCCGGTACCGGCAAAGTCCAGATCCAGCTCGATGGAGGTGTAAACCTTCTGGCGGGCTTTGTTGAGTTTGATCAGGTCTTCGGTCGGGTCGATATCGGCGAACAGGGCCATTTTCTTTTCGCCGTCAATCTCGACCTCTTCGGCATAGACGGAGAGCACGTCGCCATAGGCGCGAAAATCGCTATCAGGGAACGGGCTTAGGTAGTGTTCGAGGTTGACGCGGGCGCCGTACTTTTCGCGGTTGTAGTTTTTGGCTGCCTGGGTGAGCCATTCCGGCGCAATAGTGCGGCCGTCAGTGGTTTGGCCTGCCACCGCGACGCGCTTGAATTTTGCTTTCTTCGCCATGAGCTGGGATCCCTTTGGTGA